GTTTTAAATAAAATATTTGGTGCAGACTTATTCCCAGGAATAGGTATAGGGGAACCTACAATTAGTGTGTCAAAGAAAATAATTGAAAACAGATTTGGTAGCGTTGACAAATTTATGTCAATGGTTAAACCAATAGAACAAGATGAAATTGTGCCACCTGCAAATACACAAGGGATACTATCCCAAAACGTATAGCAGCCCACAAAATTATGGAACCGAGCTACCCTTATCCATAAGGCACTCAACCTAAGAGGAAAAAAATAATGGAAAAAGAAGACAAACAAGAAACTAAACTATTTAAAAAACCAGATAGTAAGTCAATGTATCAGAAACATAGAGATGATAAAAATGATCCTGAAACTGATGCATTTGCTAGAGGTGAATTAAATAAATTTAATGAAGAAAAAGCAGAAGCAGCAACCGTTCAAAAGGACACAGAAACATCTGAAGAAATTGCAAATTCAAATGACGAAGCTACTCTTTCAACTGAACGCCCTGAAAATGCAGAAGATCGTGTTTTTAAGAAACGTTATGACGATTTAAAAAAACACTATGATTCTACTTTATCTAAGCACAAAGATACAGTTAGAACTTTAAAGACGCAATTGGAAACATCTACTAGTGAGTTTGTTCCGCCTAAATCTAAGACTGAATTAGAGGCTTGGAGAAAGGAGTATCCCGATGTATATGATATGGTTGAAACCATAGCTATGACAAAGGCTGATACTAAAGCTAAAGAGATCGAGGAGAAATACCAAACTCTACAGAAGCAGCAGGAAGAAATTGGCAGAGAAAAAGCAGAAGTTGAATTGTTAAAGTTACATCCTGATTTTAGTGAGATTCGTAAAGAAGATGCGTTTCACAATTGGGCTGCTAAACAAGATCCAGTTATTCAAAATTGGCTGTATGAAAATACATCTAATGCACAATTAGCTGGAAGAGCTATTGATCTTTATAAGATGGATAGTGGTGTTAGTGGTTTGAATAAAAAACAGGAAACAGCTGTTAAGAGAGAAGCAGCTAAAGCTATAACAAAAACTAACAAAGCTACAGAATCAGACATTCCTACAAAGAAGATCTGGTCTAACTCTGAAATTGGTAAGATGAGTAGAAGAACGTTTGAGAAGTTTGAAGCTGAAATCGATGAAGCCTCAAGAGAAGGTAGAATTCAACCTTAAACTAACAACTATAACAAATAGGCAAACATTATGGCAACAATGGGAAAAGCATCTGGATACCAAAATTTACCATCAGGTAATTGGGCTCCAGCTATTTATAGTCAAAAGGTTCAAAAGTTTTTCAGAAGAGCATCAGTTGTAGAAGACATTACAAACACTGATTACGCTGGAGAAATTGAGAATTTTGGCGACACAGTAAATATAATAAAAGAGCCGACTATTACGGTGAATGACTACGCTAGAGGTCAAACAGTTAACACGCAAACACTTGCAGACGATCAAATTCAATTGACAGTCGACCAAGGTTCGTACTTTGCGTTTAAAGTAGATGACATCGAAGAAAGACAATCACATGTAAACTTTGAAGCTCTTGCAACTTCTTCAGGTGCTTATGCACTTAAAAAGAACTACGACTACAATGTATTAAGTGCGATTTACTCAAGTGCGAGTACTTCAGCAGCTAATACAGGAACAGACGGTTCACCTATCGATGGTGATGCAGCAGCTGACACATTAACAGATATTATGTCAGCAGCTAAAACAGTTCTTGATGGTCAAGATGTACCAGAAGAAAATAGATGGTTCGTTGCACCACCAGCTTTCTATCAACAACTTAGAAAAGCAGGTGCTAAGATCGTTGATCAATCTGTTATGGCAGATGGATCGGCTTCAGCTATGAGAAATGGTATGATTACAGATAGACCTTTATTTGGGTTTAGAATGTATACTACTAATGCTATAGCTGTATCAAGCGGATCAGCAGCAAGTAAAACTTTTGGATCAGCAGGTTCTAATGAATATGCTTTCCTTTATGGACATCAAGGTGCAGTAGCAACTGCAAACCATATTGCGAAAACAGAACTTATCAGAGACCCTGATTCATTTTCAGACATCGTAAGAGGTCTGCACGTTTTTGGAAGAAAAGTTCTAAGAACTGAAGCAGTATACTCTGGTGTTATAACAATAGGTTAATTAGAGGGAGATAAATAGATATGGCAACTTACGACAAAACAGGAGTAGGTGGTACTACAGGACATCCGTCTAATGGTAGAACACCTTACTTAGTAGAAAACACAATCGACATATCAGCAATTAATAGTGCAGCAGGAACAGCAATAGGAGATGTAGTTCAAGCTCTTGACATCCCTGCAGAAACATTGATCATGCAAGCAGGAATCGAAGTACTTACTGCATTATCAAGTTCAGTTACTATGGACTTAGGTATAACAGGTGGAGACGTTGATAACTTTGTTGATGGTGATACTAACGCAACAGGTTACAGTACGCTTACAGCGACAGCTAATCTTGTTGTTGCTAGTGCAGATACTCTAGATGTACTTGCATTAGTAGCAGCTTCAAGTGCGGGTAAAATCCGTGTTTGGGCAGTACTATGTGATGTATCAGGTATCGATGAAACTGATCATAACTAATAGATAGATAACTTTAAGGGGGGTAGTAATATCCCCCTTAGATAACACCCCTTATAACATTTAGGAAACTTATGGCTACATATAATTTAATAAACAAAACTAGTGCAAGCACAGGTCAAAAGATTATTGCATTAGGTAATAATAATGATGTAAGGATACAG